GAACCAGTTCAGGAGCAGGCACATATCCTGGCAATAGAAACAGTTATGGCATGTGGTTCACGCCCCCTGACCTCGGAGTTACTGTTGTTTGTATATTCATCAACGGCGACAGAGATCAAGGTTTTTATATTGGGGTTGTGCCTGAACAAGGAATCAATCACATGATTCCAGCCATTGGATCTGCCCCAGCACCAAACTTTGTTCCACAAAATGAAAATCAAAAAGTATACTTGGCAGATGCCAGCCAAGCACCTGTTACAGAAATTAATGACACTAATATTGCGATAATTAACAATCCACGATTTTTTGAACAACAAAAACCAGTTCACAGTGTTGTAGCAGCCGCACTATTTCAACAAGGCCTAATAAATGATCCTGAGCGTGGTCCTATTGCCAGCAGTTGCCAACGTGAATCGCCTAGCGCAGTATTTGGGGTTAGCACTCCAGGTGTGGCAGTTTATCAAGGTGGTATCAAGCCAGGCGAAATTAGAGATCGTATTGATGCAGGTACGCTAAAACCACAAGATGTCAAAGTCATTGGCCGCATGGGCGGGCATACTCTAGTGATGGATGATGGCAACATAGACGGCGACAACGCCTTGTTCCGTTTGCGAACAGCCAAAGGTCACCAGATCACCATGAGCGACTCAGGTGATTTCTTCTACATCACACATGCTAACGGACTCACATGGTTGGAGTTTGGGAGTGAAGGCACAGTAGATGTGTTTGCCACAAACTCTGTAAATGTTCGCACTCGTGGCGACATCAATCTACACGCTGATCGAGATATCAACATGTACGCAGGACGCAACATCACTGCCAAGTCCAAAGAAAATATCACACTAGAAGCAGAAATGTCATTGACTGCTACTGCCCAAGAAAATTTAACCTTGTATAGCAAAAGTTATATTGGAGTCAAGTCAGATGGATCATTAGCTTTGGACAGTTCAAATGGTTCCTGGAAAGGCGGCAGTACTTTGACATTCTCCGCTGGCGGCATTGATTTGAACGGACCGAGCGCAGCCTCGGTGACTTCGCCAAAACCTGTGGTCAAAACTATAATGGATGACACAGAGTTTGACACCAGCAAAGGCTGGCAAACTATAGTGGATGGACTAGAAAGTATTGTGAGCCGTGCTCCTACACACGAGCCTTACAGTTATCACAATGAAGGCGTTGATGTCAAGTTAAGTCTTGAACAAGGCAAACCACCACCACCTCCGGGAGCTGAACCTGTTCCTGAAGGCATAGAAATACAGGCAGAGTAACATGGGAACATTTACATTTAACATTGATCAAGTACCAGGTGCGCCAGTAGACGCCGATAGTGCAAAAACATTTAAAATCACAGGACCTAACACTCTGACACAAGCACAGGCACAGGCCATATTTGAAAAACAAGTCAAGACAGGCGGCTTGACAGGATTCAAAGCTGGCGATGTATTGAATGCGGCCACGCAAGTAGCCGATGGTTTAAAATCAGCACAGGCTCAGTTGACCTCGGGCATAAGCAGTATAGGAGCGTCAGTTTCCAAAGCAACCAACGGCATTACGTCTGCACTTGCCAAGACTGGCGTTGCCAACGGAATTGATCCAGGCAACTTTGTCAAAGCGTTGCCGGCACTTGGCAGCATTGGAAATTTAGATACTTCTCAGGTTACTGGAACACTGGCACAGGCAAGCAAGCTGGTGGCACAACCATCGTCAATTGTGAGTAATCTTGGTGGCGCTGGTAATTTTGGACTTGATGTTGGGCAGTTGGAAAAAGCAGGATATGTCAAACCAGGTATGGCAGCCAAATATGTTTCTGCAGGACAAAATTCCATAACCAGTGTGTTAAACAGTCCTGCTGTATGGACCGGCAAAGATGGAGTTAATCAAGTACAAAATTTACTCTCCAATCCGGCAGCACAAACCAAAGTACAACAGACTCTAATGACTACTGGCCTTGCTCAAGTTAAATCTCTAGGCCTGCCTGTAGATCAATTGGCAGCAACAGTGCTTGGCGGAGTTGCATTAAATGCCGCCAAGGATGTTACTGCAACACTGGCCTGGGCCAAAGGGCAAACAGCAGACCTGAGCCCAGACCTTGTTGCAAAGTTCAATCAAACAGCCAAAGATGCATCGTTCGCGGTGAACTTAGTGGATGAAAAAATAGCCAATGAGTCATTGAACATCAAACAAGTTACAGGATCAATCGGAACAATTAACAAAACAACTCTCAATGCCGCTGTTGGTAGAGTAATTGGTAATGATAAGATCCCCAGCTTGAACTTCAGCAAAGGAACTCCAAACCCTGCGGCTGAGCAAGAATTAAAAGAAATTGGCAAGCAACTCAGCACCATTGGAAACAAGGACCTGACAATTATTTCTGAGCCACTAACATCTGATAATGTTGATGCCAGGGAAGCAAGAATAACTGCACTGAAATCTGAAGTCACACCAATCATCGACAAGCTAGATGCGTTGGCAACATCTGTGGCAGCCAGCAACAAAACTTTGGCTACAAAAGCACGATTGGCACTTGGAAACGCTCAAGCCTTGATTGAATTACTAGATAACGATCTTGAAAACATTCGACGATTTAGAGCCGCACTACAAAGCATATAAATATTACTATGACTACATTCATTGGGTTTAATACCATTAATCAATACAAAAAGTTTACGTTAACTGACTTTGATTTGATCAAACGAGACCTGTTGAATGCGTTCAATATACGCCAAGGACAATTGCCCGGCCGCCCGGCATATGGCACAGTAATTTGGGATTTTTTGTTTGAACCACAAACTACTCAAACCCAAAACGGAATAGAAGCAGAAATACAGCGTGTGGCAGGTGGAGACCCACGTATCTACATCAGCGACATACAAACATATCCACAAGAAAATGGCATCTTGATTGAAATACAACTCACTGTGGTGCCCACACAAAATGCAGAAATACTCAGCATTTTCTTTGATCAGCAACAACGAGTAGCATCCTACGTATAACTACGCCGTTTTTAGTAGCCATAAATACTTTTAGTGACACAAAGGTTACAGAACAATGGCAACAACCACTAGACAAACGGCAATATTTGGGGTAGAAGATTGGAAGCAGATCTATCAAACGTATAGAGAAGCAGACTTCCAAAGCTACGATTTTGAAACTTTACGCAAGAGTTTTGTAGATTATCTACGTTTGTATTACCCAGAAACATTCAATGATTATATTGAATCAAGTGAATTTATTGCACTCTTGGACATTATTGCGTTCATGGGACAAAGTCTTGCTTTCCGTACTGACCTTAACACTCGTGAAAATTACATGGACACAGCCGAACGTAGAGATTCAGTTGTGCGCCTTGCTAACCTAGTAAGCTACAGTCCCAAACGTAACACCGCCGCACAAGGCCTGTTGAAAGTATTCAATGTTACCACAACAGAAAACGTTACAGACTACAACGGAGTTAATTTAAGCAACGTCACAGTTGACTGGGCTGATCCTACAAACCCAGACTGGCAAGAACAATTCACAGCAATTATTAATGCTGCCTTGGTTGATACGCAACGTGTGGGCCGTCCAGGCAACAAACAAACATTACTAGGTGTAGACACTGCTGAATATGCGGTGAATCTAGTGCCTGGGTTCTTACCTGTTATTCCTTATACTGCCACAGTTGATGGTGTCAACATGCCTTTTGAAGCAGTTACATCCACCAGTGCTGGTCGTGATTACTTGTATGAACCTGCACCAGTTCCAAACACAAGTTTTAACGTATTATTCCGTAATGATCAATTGGGATTTAGTTCGGCCAACACCGGCTACTTCTTTATGTTCAAGCAAGGCACATTGCAGAACACAGATTTTAACTTGGCTGAACGCACCAGCAATCGTACTGTGAACATCAACGTGGAAGGGGTTAACAACGAAGACCGTTGGTTGTTTGAACTTACCAACGTGGGCAACATCAATCGTGAATGGCAATATGTAGAAAGTGTGTACACAGCAGCCGCTGAACAAACTGTATTACTGCGTCCAATCTATTCTACTACCAGTCGTAGCAATGACCAAATCACTTTGGTATTTGGTGACGGGGTATTCTCAGAAATTCCTGTTGGCATCTTCCGTTGTTATACTCGTGCATCAAATGGCCTGCAGTACATTATCAATCCAGAAGAAATGCAAAACGTTACGTTGCCAATCAGCTACACCGATCGTAATGGTAACGTACAAACAATTACATTCACTTGTGGTATCACCCAACCAGTGAGCAATGCACAGGCTCGTGAAACAATTGACGCAATCAAGCAACGTGCTCCTGCTAGATACTACACACAGAACCGTATGGTCAATGGCGAAGACTACAATCTGTTTCCGTATACTGCTTACAATAGTATTATTAAAAGCAAAGCCTTGAATCGTAGTTCGATTGGTACAAGCCGATATTTGGATCTAGTTGATAACACCGGCAAATATTCATCAACCAACACTTTCTCTAGTGATGGTGCTGTGTGGGAACAAAATATTCTTCCTACCATATTATTCAGTTGGA